TGAACAATCGTTATCTTCCCAAACGGGATATACGGATACCACAGCCACTCTATAGCCTTTTGTTGGACGGCAGAATAGAATTCATATTTAAGTTCATGGCTCACGATCGGTTTCTCCTCCCGGTGTCCTTCCTATCAAATTTTGACCGGGTGGGTCGAAAAGATTCACCCATTCTTCATTCAGAAAAAACGCTATTCGTTTTGCAGCTTCTACTGTCAGCTTCCGCTCCCCGGTTTCATATCTGCTGATCGTAGCAGCTGACACACCCATGGCCTTCCCCAAATCACGCTGGGATATTCCTCTTTGCTCCCTTGCCAAACGCAACCTGTTCATATTCATACCCCCTTGTTGCCAATATGGTACTAGTATAGTGCCAATTCGACAACAAGTCAATAACGAATGTGCCAAAATGGCAATATACTTTTTGCCGCATCGGTAATACAATAGGATCAGAGGAGGGTACGGCTATGAGATTGAAAGAATTACGACTGCAAAAAGGTTTTACTCAGCGTCAGATCGCTGATTATATTGGATGCCTTCCCTCTGTGTATTCTCGCTATGAAAATGGAGACCGAGAACCTTCTATAGAGGTCCTTATTCTGCTATCCAGATTTCTCGGTGTGACCATTGACTATCTTGTGGGAAACGAAGTGGCTGATAGCAGTAATGAACTGACCTCTTATGAGATCTCCCTGATCAATGCCGCACGGGAAGCAGATGACCGAGCAAGAGAAGATGCGCTGAATATGCTCCTGTCCCATAAGGTTTCCCGTAAAAAAGAGAATCCTGCCTAACTGCCAAGAGAACCATCATTCCATTCCGTTCCCCAAAACCAAAATAGTGTTAAGTGTGCCATACAGGTTATGTCAAGAGTGCCTTGGCATTGTTGGCACCCTTGGCATCCTTGCTACCAAAGTCGTCCACCTTATGTGGGCGATTTTTATATTTCTGCGATTCTTCCGTCTTTAAACTGAAACACCATACGGCCATCATGATACACCGTGACCTTTTCTATCACATCCAGCCAAACCCGTGGATCAAATACCTGCAGTTCTCCGTCCTGGCTGACGAGTGTTTTCATATAAATATCTATTTCCTGCGCCCTGGATTGCCGATCCAGCCGTTTTCTTTCCAAATCCGTTATCTGCTCCGCCAGGGATTCATATCGATCCACCAGTGCGGTATACTTTTCGAGGTAGTCAGACTGTTGCATCGCTACCGACGCATTTTCAGCAACAATCTTCCGCGTCATCTCAATGACCACCTCCTGCTCGCTTTGCAGACTGGCCAATTCCACATCAATGGCACTAGTGTCCGTCAGCAGTTCCTTCATAGCGGTGCAGTCCTCCAAAAGCCGCTCCCGTTGTGTGATCATCTGGTTATAGGCCATCAAGAACTTCTCATGGACCTCATTTTCATCCACATGGGGTGTATTGCACTTTCCATTTCGGTATTTGTTATTGCAGCGCCATACAACTCGGCGGTACTTATCGTTGGAGTTCCATACCTTCACACCAAAATACTCTCCGCAGTCACCACATACGATTCTGCCGGACAGTACGCTTTTGCCGCTGTATTTGTTGCCCATGGTCTGCCTGCGTCGCATCTCTGCCTGCACCCTCTCAAACAATTCTGGTGCAATGATGGCCGGATGGCTGTCCCGGACATAATACTGAGGAACCTCGCCCTCATTGACTTTGCTTTTTTTCTGGAGGAAATCAACAGTAAATGCTTTCTGCAGGAGTGCATCGCCCTTGTATTTTTCATTTGTGAGAATGCTGCGTACTGTGGATACCTGCCACACTTCCTTTCCTCCAGGGCTCGGAATGCCCTCTGCCGTGAGCCGCTTCGCAATGCTCCAGGGCGACATCCCCAACATAAACAAATCATAGATGTAGCGAACCTGTTCTGCCTGCTCAGGAACGATCTGAGGTAATCCATCCGGTCCCTTTTCATATCCAAGGAAGCGGCTATAAGGAAGGCACACCTTTCCGTCTGCAAACTGCTTTCTTCTGCCCCAGGTAACATTCTCCGAAATGGATCGGCTCTCCTCTTGGGCAAGGCTGGACATGATGGTGATCAGCAGCTCACCTTTGGAATCCAGGGTGTAGATATTTTCTTTCTCGAAATATACCTCCACACCCTTTTCCTTCAGTTTCCGCACGGTGGTAAGGCTGTCAACGGTGTTTCGTGCGAAACGGCTCACGCTCTTGGTCACAATAAGATCAATCTGTCCCGCCAGAGCATCCTCGATCATTTGATTAAAGCCGTCCCGATTTTTTGTCATAACACCAGAAATGCCTTCATCCGTGTACACATTCACAAATGCCCACTGTGGGTTGCGGCGAATGTACTTGGTGTAGTAATCCACCTGGGCTTCATAACTGGTAAACTGCTCGTCCTTATCCGTGGACACACGGGCATAACCTGCCACTCTGCGCAGCCGCTTGGTGCCGGTAGGGATCTTCGTGTGCCTGTCCAGAGTGGCCGGAATAACCGTTATGTTCTTATGCATATGCGTCACTCCTTTCCTCTGCTCTGCGTCGTGCAGCATCTCGCATTTCCCATGTCCAACTTTCTGACCGGGATCTGTCCTGCCAATGGATCATCCGTTCCCTACCGTCTTTGAAGATAAACCGCAGTCTGTTAGCCTTTTCCACCATGACTACGGAAATCTGATCCAAGAAGATTTCAGAGTTAAACTGCTCCAACCCTAACGCGTCAGCTGCTGCATTCATAAGCGTTTCCTCTGGGATACGTTTTGCATCGCAGGCAACCTTCCCCATGGTGTTGTAGGTGGGGCAATTCCACTTAATGCCGGTGGAGGTCGGCTTCCTTCTGTAATGCATTCCACAGCCGGAGCATACCAGCATTCCACTGAAAATATAGGAATTGGGTGGCGTGTATCGGTGGGCGTGTTTCTCTGCCCTTCGCTTGATTTCATTCTGCACTGCCTCAAACTCTTCCACGCTTACAATGGCCTCATGGCAGTCGGTAATGTGATACATGGGAAGTTCACCATTGTTCTGGCACTTTCTTTTGTGTAAATGATCGTCCCGGAAGGTGGTCTGGAGCAGAAGATTGCCGGTATAGGTGTAATTGCGTAAAACGCGCATAACCCCATTCTTGCACCACTGGTTTCCAAATCTGGTTGGCACACCCTGAGCATTCAGCTTTTTGGCAATGGCCGTAAGCCCCAGTCCCTTCTGGTAATCATCGAAAATCTGCCTTACTACCACTGCCTCTTCCGGCTGAATGGTCAGCACCCCCTGTCGCAGTCGGTAACCCAGCATTGTGCCATTCCAGGGCATTCCATTTTCAAATTTGTTCTTGATCTGCCACTTCAGGTTGTCGCTGGAAGAAAGACTTTCCTCCTGTGCATAGGATGCCAGGATCGTCAGCATCAGTTCACCGTCAGCGCTGGCAGAATGAATGTTCTGTTCTTCAAAGTACACATCCACCCCCAGCTGTTTTAATTCTCGCACTGTCTCCAGTAGCGTGATCGTATTTCTAGAAAACCGTGATATGGACTTGGTGATGATCATATCCACCTGCCCGGCTCGGCAGGCATCCAGCAGTCTCTGAAATTCCTCTCTGTTGTCCCTGGTACCGGTCAAAGCCTCATCCGCATATACACCACAGAATCGCCAACCCGGTTCCTGCTGGATCAATTCGCTGTAATAGCTTACTTGTGCGGAAAGAGAATGTAACATTGCGTCCTTGCCGGTGGATACTCTGGCGTATGCAGCAACGTTTTTCAGTGTTGGAACAGCAGGGCGGACAAAGTGTACTTGCTCTATTTTTCGTCCCATCAAGAAGCCTCCTTTTTATTAATTTGTCCTATATTCCCTCTAAAACCAGTTAATATCAAGGGGTTTCTGCAACATATAGTAGACAAATCTAAGGAGTATTTCTGTGCAGTTATTCTATCAATATGGTGGTATTCCTCCTGGCTGATCAGTCCTTTTTGGAGTAGTCCCAACCCAACAGCCATGGCGGCACGGTAAGCAATCAAACCATCATTCATGCCCGCACCACCTTCCTGCGATGCTCTGCAAAGCAATGCCGGGAGCAGAATCTCTGAGATGGCTTACCATACACTGTGAACTCCCTGCCACAGTATTGGCATAGCTTTGTGTGGAAAGTCTTTTTCTGCATCTGATGGCGGTTCTTCTTCCACCAAGCCATACGGCATTCATCCGAGCAGAACATCCGGGGACGCTTACCGGGGGTCATAATCAGATGCGCCCCACAATGCTTACACTGATCCTTCTTTTCCGGTGTTGAGCGCTTGGCCAGGCCATCCCCAACGGGGTGACGTTGGCAATAAGATTTTACTGTATTTACGGACAGACCTAATTCCGTAGCGATCCGACGGTAGCCCAGTCCCTTTAGCTGCAACACATGGATTCGTCTCATTTCTGCTTTTGTCATCTGCATTTCCTCCTTCTGAGGGTTTTCCTCATAGGTAGGTCACGGGAATCAGAAAAATTAAGGTTTTTTAGAAAAATATTTACAAATTCGTTCTACTAGAACTAGTCTCTCGGCACACAGGCTCCTGTTTCACAATGCCCTTCCCAGGTATAATATCTTCAGAACGAAATACTAGTTCTGGAAGGAGGGATTCACGTGGATTTACGTGCGATTGGAGCCAGAATCAAAGCTGCCAGAGAGCGTGCCGGTATGACTCAAGAAGATCTTGCCGCAGAATTGGAAATGAGCCCCACTCATATCAGCGTTCTGGAGCGAGGACTGAAAGCGCCCAAACTGGAAACGCTTGTGAATATCGCAAATGCCCTCCATGTATCATCGGATATGCTTCTGCAGGATGTTGTTCTGTATGCAGCAGATGGCCTCGCATCTGAATTATCCGCTGCGATTACAAAGCTTTCTCCCAAGGAACAAGAGCGCATTCTAAATGCGATCCGAGCCTTAACAGAATAATGAAGAGAGCGTCCTGCTCTCTTTTTTATTTGCTACACACTTCGACTGACTTCGACACGCTGATTTGTATATACTCGTTCCGTAAGAACTAGTTCTAATTCCATTGGTTCTAGTTTCGCATATCTGCAACGGCAGAAATATAGAAAAGGAATGAGAAAATATGAAACAGATCGATACCATCATGTCGCAAATGACTGGCGCACCCGTTCTAAAGGAATTAGCCAATGCGCTCCGGAAATACTCTACAGAGTTCCCGGAAGAAGAGGAAAAATATCATGAGGCAGTTTCCATACTCAGAGATGCGCTTCCTGCAGACATGACGCCAACACTGGATGAATTTCTCGCAGCTGAAGAAGCCAACATTATCTCCCGGATCTTGTATGCAGGTTTTAGTGGTTTCCGGGCAAATGTAGAAAACTTCCACCATCCATTCTCTTTGGACTTCACTCGCATGGACTTTTTTGATTGTGTAAAAGACCACATTATCGGGCATTTCCCAATCAATTATGAGTCTTCCAGAATCACTGATGCATTTTACAAAGCACTTCCGGAACACTTGCAGGATACCTATCACGACGTAACAGGCTACTATATCCACATGGAATGTGCCGGTCCCAAACTGGCCCACTGTGCCGGTTACCTCCTCGGTAATCAGCTTCTGCCCTGGGTTGAGCCTGGTTATCG